CTAGAGGCGTGTGATTTGGTATTTGACTTGAGGAGGTTGTTAGAGAAATGACAAAAGAAATAAAAGTAAAGGGCGTATGCTGGAGAGTTGGTGATTTTGCAGAACATATTACAGAAGAAAACGTCATTGTTAAGATAACAGAAGTAAGCGAAATGTCCTGGTTCAAATGTTTTGTAGTTAGTGATTGCTCTTATATAAAGAATATGGTGTATTGCTTTTCTTTTGGAGATTTTAGAAAATTAAAGAACAAAGTTGATGATGACAACAAATCTTACGGGGGCTTTGTTATGAATAAAGAAATGATGCTTTATGAGAGGTTGAGGCAAAATGTAGATGGTTTATATTGTAGTTTATTAAGGAACCAGGTGCATCATTTACTCAGAATTGAAAAGGAATGGGAGAAAGAAAATGATGATATAAGCATGAGAAAGCATGGTTATGTCGCTTTATTGGAGCGATTAGATCAGATCGAATATTCTTTATTTGCTATAGATAGAATATTAAAAGATGAACAAACCTTAAAAGATGAACAAGCTCTCTCTAGCTAAAAAATTAGCAGCTATCGAAGAAGTAAAAAAAAAGAGAGACAGTGTCAAAACAGCTATTCATGTTAAGTTTTTCATCAACGGCAATATTCAGATTGGTGAAAAAACATACAAACCAGAACCTACTGCTCTAAAAGTAAGCAAAGATACTAGCCAAGTAATAGCGTTGCTTGGGCCTGTGGGCTGTGGCAAATCTTTAACCAACCACGTCGAAATGTTGCGCCATGTTTGCACAGTTACAGAGTGCAAGGATGGCGTTTTTCGTAGTAGAAACTATCTAGTTCGTAATACGTATGATGATTTGCGGCGTACAACATTCAAAGATTGGGACGAATGGATGGATGACCTGCCTAAAATTAGGTCAACTGATAAGCCGTTAGTCAGACATTATGAGTTTAATTTTTGGCGTGAAGAGACAGATTCTATTCATAGAGCGCACATGGAGGTTGAAGGCGTTGCTATAGATTTGACAAAGAATATTAGCAAACGATTCAGGTCTATTCAAGCTACTGCCATGCAGCTGAATGAAGCGTCAGAATTAGATCATGGCGTATTCGTTGAAGCGCATGGACGTTTGGGCAGATTTCCAGCAGCACAGGACAGAAAAGAGCCAGACCGCGATGTAGACAAAATGTTTCTGGATACAAATCCACCAGCAGTTGGGCATTGGTTCTATCATCTATTTGAAATTATGCAGCCAGAAGGATTTCGCATATATCATTATCCACCTGCTGTTATTCTCGAAGAAGACGGCACATATTCAATCAATCCAGACGCGGAAAATTTGCACAACCTTCAAAGCAGCTATTATCAGAACGGCGTACGCGGCAAAGAAAAATCATACATAGAAGTTATGTATATGGGAAAGTATGGTATACTTCGTAAAGGAAATCCTGTATACGAATCGTACAATGATGACTTACATGCTGTAGATAGTATAGAATTTATACCAAATGAGCCAGTTTATCTTGGTTTTGACTTTGGTTTGACACCGTGTGTATTATTAGAACAGTTTGTTAATGGGGTTAGATATTCTATTATTGAGATGGTCACAAAACGTGACCAACTGGGTAGCTTGCTGGAAAATAGAGTTATGCCGTTCATTAATACGAATTTAAAAGGATATGAGTTAATTGTTAGTGCTGATCCGAGCGGAATTGCGTTGCCACAGTCAGAGGGAAGACACTGTTTTGAGGTTTTAGCCGATTTTGGTTTAAGAATACACAAACCAGTAAGTAACAAACTAATTCCGCGGTTAGATGCTGTTAATCATTTTTTGAACAAGATGGTGAACGGCAAACCGGCGTATCAGTTGTCTAAAAAGGGATGTCCGACTTTGCGGGAAGGATATTTGAGCAAGTATTTTTATGAAGATATTAATGTTGGCGGTGAAACTGATTCTAAAGAAAAGCCGTGCAAGAACCACCCACATTCTGACATTCAGGATGCGGGACAATATAATGCATTAACAATGATTGGAGAGCAAGATATAGACAGCGAGCCATATGTGCCCGCACCACATAATTACACGGGTGGATGGTGATGAAGAAAGAGTTTTTAAAGAAGGTTGGTTTAACTGAAAGTGAGTTTATCTCTAAAGCTGTAGATAATATAGACAACTGGTATAGTTATTGGCGTTTAAATTGGGAAAATTCTCAAGAAGGCGTTAGATATTTGCTTACTCCAGATGGTCAATGGAGGCTGGAAGTAAGAGAGAAATATAAAAACAATGACAAGGCTCTGATTCAAATTAATAAATTAAAGCCCCAGGCTGATAATCTGTTTGGTCATTATGCTAATTATGTTCCTGAACAAACAGTTTTTCCAGTTAACAGCGAAACAGTTAATCAAAAAGAAGTTGACCTTGTTAATAATTTATTAGAATCACATTTAAATAGCCCACATAATAATCGTCAGAAAAAAGCATTGCTATTTAATCAGATTCATCGCGGATATGGGGCGTGGTATTTAACATTAGACTATGAAAATGAAGCTAGTTTTAAGAAAGTAGTTAAGCTTCATAGCTGTGATAATCCTGATCGCATGTTTTTTGATTGGCGCGTAATTCGTAGTCAGTTTTCTGATGGTAGTGATGGTAATTATAGTGGATACGTTTCTCGTCTTTCTAAAGATCATTTCCAAGCGTTATATCCTAATGAAAAATACCCTGAATCATTTGATGTTTCTTGGCAGTCACAAATAGCACAACTAGGTAATTGGGGAAGTAAAAAAGACATTATTGTAGCAAAATATAATCAAAGGATACTAGTTGAAAAAAACTTGTGTGAGCTCTCTAATGGGCAAACATTATGGGAGGAGGTTGCTGAAGAGGTTTTGAAACAAAATAAGAAAGAGAGAAGGCAGATAAACAAACAAAATAAAATGATGAGTTTAGCAAATCCCATTGTTCCACAAGCTCAGGTTCCGGATTTAATACGAATTGTAAATAAAATACCTAGAAAGGTTTCTGAAGTTTATGTCGTAACAATGATTAGAGACAGAATCTTAGAAGTTGAACAATGGTATAGTCATTATTTACCGGCTGGTATTGTTTTGGGCAAGGCGCATGTAGGAAACGTAAATAATTACAGTAGAGTTCTGACTACTTGGTTTGGTCAGCATGCGAAGGGAGCACAAGATTTATGCAATTATGGTGTAACTACGAATGCTAATGCTATGAAGAACGCTTGTTTTGATGAAATATGGATGGGCGCAAGCACTATGGGTAAAAACCGTGTTTATTTTGAAGCATTAAATGATGCAACAAATACAAGTAGAGTTAAATTATATGATGATGCTCCGGGGCGTGAGAAACCAATAAAAGTTAACAGCGATCAAATATCCCCTATATATTTACAAACTGCAGCGCAAGCATCAACAGATATACAAGAAATTACTGGTATTCATCCAGCTGCAATGGGAGCTGACGAAAAAGTACGTAGTGGTTATGCTGTTGGACTAAATGTATCCAGAAGTATGACGACAAATATGGATATCCTAACTAATAATTTTGATACTATTGAACAAGTAGGAAATATTATATTAAGCTTATTCCCTACAATTTATGATAGCACGCAAACAGTTACAGTTCCTGAAGAAGATGGTGGTTTAAAAGAAATTAAGATAAATAATCCTCAGATGGATTTAGATGGTAATCAGAAAGTTGAAAATGATTTAAGAAATGTTAGATATCAAGTGAAAATTAGTGTTGGTTTGCCGCGTGACTATCAGCAACAGCTAGAAAATGAGCAAATCATGAAATTTGCACAGGCATATCCTGATGCTGCTCATATGACGGTTGATTTGGCTGGTTATTCGTTACCAGTCAGAAAAGCCCCTCAGCTTGGTAAGCGTTGTGAGAATTTAGTGCCGCCTAATATTCTGGCACAAGAAAAAGGGGAGCCACCTTCTCCTCAGCCACCTAATCCGCAAGAGCAGTTAGCTCAACAACAAATACAGTTGGAGCAGCAGAAATTACAGGTCGAAGGACAGAAAAATCAGGTGCAAATGGTGAAAGCTCAAGCAGAGCTGCAAGGAATTCATACACGATCAGCTGCCGAGACTAACAAAGCACATCACGACACTGTTCAACAGGCGTTAAAAACGACAGAATCTGTCAGTGATTTTGAGAAAAAACAGTTACAAGAGCAGAATGATCATTTAAAGCAGGCTGTCCAGCATCTGTCGAATATGCTTAAAGGTAGTGTGTATGACTATTAAGTATAAACTAAAGAAATTACCAAAAAAAGAAAGAGTTCTTTTTAAAACTGTTCCTGATAATTACGGAGAAGGGCAAGTTATTGGAGCAGGAGTGGAAAAAATTACTATAGATGATTCTCACTTATGCATAAATGCTCCTTGGAGAACAGGGAATGTTTTTTTAAATAAAGGAGAAATAGAAATATTGTTTAATAAATTAATTCCTTATTTTGAAGAGGTGAAATAATGGCATATAAAATTGTAACATTAAAAAAAGCTGGTAAAAAACCAATCAAATTTAAACAAGGAGCGTTAAGAGGGCAATTAGGAATAAAAAAAGGTAAAAAAATTCCTGCTTCAACAATGAAGGCTGCATTAGCTGGGAAAAAAGGTAAGCTAGCTAAAAAAAGAGCTCAGTTTAAAAAGAATGTATTAACTGGTAGAAAAGGTAATAAATAATGGCTTGTAAAGGCAAAAAACCAAGCAAACGCCCTAAAAAGAAAGGCAAGTATTAAGAGCGCCATCTAAGTTATCACAATTGTAAAAACTTAGAGTGGACTTATCTCTTAAAAGGCAACGATAGCTTGCTTTTATAACTATATCCATTAGCCTATCTCGTCGTCTTCCTTGTCGTAATACTCTTTCATTTGTAAATATATTTGTTTTGCTACTTCTTTTTTTAATTCATCAGACTGATAATAGCCCCCTAATTCCCACCATTCTTCCCATTCGCCATCGAAATAAGAGAGAATTCCATTATTAAATTTTATAGAACATTCACCCCAGTCGCCATTATTCTTTCTATATTCAAATATTAATGTTTTTTTATTAAATCTAAGTTTCTCATTCATATTTTAACTGTTAATTTCTGTTAACAAGACCTCACGCGCTATTTAAGAGCAACCATCCGGAAACCCACGCATGAGGCTTTACTTGTTGTAAAAAAAAGCGCCTCCAATGACTTAAAGGCGCTTTACTCTTTCTTAGAAAAACGTCGCCCCTTGATAATACTTTGGTTTTATTGAAATATTAACGACGTTAAATGAATATTAGCACACTTAATTCATAAATGCAACATGATTTTCACGTTTAACTTTCACGTTTAAGGGAAATTCTTCCCGTTCTGTTGCACATTTTTTAATAAGGTATATACTGTACAATTAATATATAGGTTTATCCTATATTGATAGTGCACGCACCACTTGATTGCGGTTTGGTTCACGTGAAACCTTTAATTCACGGATAGGCTACGTCGACCTTTAAGGCGGTAACGAATATGACGTTTTTAAAAACATAGAAAGAGAGAAATTATGAGTGAAGAATTTAATCAAGAGCAATTAGTTGAACAACAACCAGTAGAATCTTCGCAACCAGCAGACGCTCCTGTAGAGAATACAGTTAGTGAGCCTGAAGCAGAGATTCAACAACCAGAAGAGGTAGAAAAAACTTATACACAGGCTGATTTAGATAGGATTGTTTCGCAACGTGTGGGACGTGTACAAACACGAGCAGAAAAAGAGAAGGCTGCTTTGCTTTCTCAATTTGGAGGGCAACAGCAGGTTCCCGCGGCACCACCACAGCAACAAACTTATCAACAAGCAGATCCTGGGTATCAGAATCCACAGCAACCGTTACCAGCTGCAAGCCAAGGGTATCAGTTACCCCCTCAGCCTGACCCTCAACAAGTGTTGGAGTCTGTGAGGATTGGAACAGCAGTTGATGAATTGAGAGAAGGTAATCCAGCATTGTTTTCAGATTATTACAGATTTGTTTCCGATGTTCGTGAAAAAGCTCTCCCTATTATGGCGTTAGCCTCAACTTATGAGGATGGCGTAGAAAAAGTTGCAAGGCTAACTCAGACTGAAGAAGGTCGTAATAAATTAATGAAACTTGCCAGAATGTCTTCACCGGCAGAACAAGCAAGGCAAACACTTAAAATGATAGAAAGTCTTGGTAAAAAACCAGATCCTATTATTCCTGAGCGTAAACCTCTTGTTAATACTAATTTGCCTCCGAGTGATAAGAGCGTTAGCAAGTCGATTGATAATATGTCAGTTAATGAACAGCTAGAAGCTTTGCGAGGAGGATAATTCATGAGGCTTAAAAAATGGCTAATAATTTTATTACCAATAGTGTTGTAAAAAGATATATTGTATGGTTTAAATATAACGCAACTATCTATAATACTGCATATTTTTGTGACTCTCCTTATTATAAAGGTCAATCCGTAGGAGAATCTTATCAAATTCGTAAAAATGGACAAATTCTGAGTGATAGGGGCTATACCTCCGCTGTTCAAAATATCGTTGATCGAACTTTTAACGTAACAGTTCAAGAGCCGTTCAATGTTCATACTCAAATTAATCCAGCTGAGTTTGACCGTGCAAGTGGTTCAGCAGATGGCTCTTCTAGAATAGATAGAATTATCAAACCAGCGTCAAATGAGCTTGTTCAAAAAGTTGAAAAAGAGCTTATTGCTAGAATGGACGATACTGTTTATCACGCTGTTGGTACTCCTGGTGCCGCAATGGATTCTTGGGGCGCTTTCACTGCTGCTAAAGTTTTGATGGATGATTATCAGTTCCCAGCTACTGAGAAATCTTATTTAGCATTAGGTCCACAGGCTAGAAATGAGGTTGCTGGAGCATTTGTTAATAATTACAATCAGAAGAAAACTGGCGTTATTCTTAACACTGGTTATATAGCTGAAGAAATGGGTGGTTATAACGAGATATTTGCTAATACTCAGATGCCTTTCTTTAGTTCAGTTATTACAAATGGGACGACTTGTCAAACTGCTGCTGTTATTGCAGAAGGTGCTTCTACTATCCAGTTATCTGGTTTAGGCACTTATGATGGTGCAATAATTCCAAAAGGTACGTGTATTGAGTTTGATGCTACTCAGGTTCGTGGTGTAACTGATAATCAAAGTGAAACTCCTCGCGGTTTTCAATGTCGTGTTACTGCAGACTCAGCAGCTATTGCCGCTGGTGCTGTTACTGTTACTGTTACTCCAGAAATTAGTTTGTTAGGAAATGTAGCTAAAACTCCATATGCTAATGCAAGCGTTGTTGGAGGCGGAACCGAGATTCCAACAGCAAGAGATGTAACCTTGATTGGTACTTATAAGTGTAACTATGCTTATATGTCTCCTGGTATTGCTCTTGATCCAGTATCAATGGGTGAGATGAGAGGCTTCCCTCAAGCTCAGCATACTGAGCAAGGAGTCTATATGACAATTGTCGACTGGTCGTCTCCTAATAATTGGACGGCATCAACTCGTATTTCTACTCAACAAGCATGGGGCTTTGATCCTAGGTTGTTAGTATTAGTACGTACTTAATAAGGACGTTTATTTTTTATTAGGGCCGGCAGTTATCTGTCGGTCTTAGTTCTTAAATAGGTTTTGTCATGATCTATAGCGATTTCACTGTTAATGAACTCAT